AGATCTTTATCCATACTATGATTTATTAGAAGTTATTAATGAATTTAAATACAGACGTTTTGAAGATTTCTTAGATCCAGCAAGACCACCTTTAGATGAAATACCATTCGATATTGATTCTATTAGTCAAGGACCTACACCGCCTACATCAGATATACCTGTAGCACCATTAGATACTTCTGACTTTGCAGACACACAAATTGTTGCTGCTCCTAAACAAACTGTTGTGGGTGCTAACAACCAACAAGTAAATAATCTAACAGGATTGACAAGAAACGAGGAAGCTTTATTATCGCCAAGCGATCAATTCTATCGTCGCAATCAAAGAGGTAAAGTCTAATGGAGATGGAACCAAAAACAGAACGCGAACACATAATTTCTATACAAGGACACATAACCGGGGTGAAACGAGAACTTAATAATTTAAAAGACGATGTGCAACACGTACATAAAGACGTTGAAAAATTGGGTGGCAAGATAGACAAAATCTATTGGGTAGTCTTGACTACGGTGGGGGCCGTTGGTTTAGTTGTTATTGAGACACTATTAAACATGATTAGATGAACACAATGACAGAAGATGTCCTCCAATGGTCGGAGAGATATCTAGAACCAAAAAATAAACACTTAGGCAACGTGCCTGTTTGTCCTTATGCAAAGCAAGCTAGGATCAAGAAAAGTTACAGAATATTAGAATGCCATGAGCACAAAGAGCTTATAGACACAATACTAAAGTGCATAACGCTGGCTAAAGAACCTGATGTACAAATAGCTATAGCCTGTTGTGATGACATAGAATACGAAGTTGAGGAATTAATAGCTATTATAGACACCCTTAATAAAGTTTTTGTGCCGCAGAATATATATTTAATGGCGTCACATCCATACGACGAAGAAGAAGATGAACCGGTAGAGTTTTTGGACACTGATGAATGGCAACCAGACAACGAATTTGTCATGGTTTTAGTACAAAAATTTGATGAATTAGAAAAAGCTAGTGACAATTTACGAAAGACTGGGTATTATGAGCACTGGCCTAAGGACTATTACGAAGGCACAGTTTTAAAACGACAATCTTATAGGAGATACGCTTATGATGGGCATGAAAAAAAGAATGAAAAAGGGAGGAGGCGTCATGAAGAAAAAACTTAAAGGCGGCCAATCCAAACTTGATAAAAATAAAGATGGCAAGATCACTGGTGCTGACTTTGCTATGATGAAAAAAAAGAAAAAGAAAAAGAAACGTACTAAAGCTATGGGCGGAGGCATGATGAAAAAACGTGCTAAAGCTATGGGCGGAGGCATGATGAAAAAACGTGCTAAAGCTATGGGCGGCGGTATGATGAAGAAAAGGATGAAGAGAGGCGGAAAAGCATAATGGCTAAAGATACCCACGTTACTAAAGACGGTAGAACAGTTAAGAAAGGTTTATATTATTATATGAACCGAGCTAAAAAAAGAGGTACTAGTAAACCAGGTAAAGGTTCTGTTACTGACAAAGCTTTAAAAGCATCTGCTAAAACTGCAAAGAAACCAGTCAAGAAGAAAAAGAAAAAAACTAAGAAGACAAGCTAATGATTCAAAACATGCTAGCCAGGATACCTAATCCTCAACAAGCACAAGTTAATCTTGGTAACATAGGTTCATTGGCTAGTGCTACACAACCTAGCAATAGTGGTGCCATGGGTGGTATTATGGATAGTGTACAGACAGGGTTTGATCAATTAGATAGTGCTATGCAAGGTGCGTTTGATACAATCAAAAGTAGTTTGAGTAGTAACTACACTCCACAAGAAGTTTTAGTTCCTAATGAAGGCGGAGGAGGTCAACAGCCTAGCTTCCCTGGTGGTGGCGGTGGTTTTCCTGGTTTTGGAATGCAACCTCAACCTTTTAGACCTGGTGGAGAGTTTGTACCTGACCCTATGGGAGAAACAACACAAGTGCTTCCTGACAATATGGGTATAGAAAAATTAGTGAATGCGCTACCAAGTCCGGACATAGATTTTGATTTTAGGGACCTTATGAGCTTACAGGGAGCACAACCAAGATTGCCGGATATAACTGGTCAAAACTTTGGACCAAGTCCCTTTGGACCAGCAGGACCAATGGAAAATCTAAGTTTTGTATCAGAACTACAATCACTAGCTCAAGGTAATCCTACCGGTGGTATCGGTAATGCTCAAATGGGTGTAACTAATTTAAACCAAGACAATAATATAGGGGGTGCTTCTGCACAGCAACAAATTGATCAAATGATCGCAGGCAATGCAGGGCAGTACAATGGCTAAGACTCCAGCTTGGACAAGAAAAGAAGGTAAAAGTAAAACGGGAGGGCTAAACGCTAAAGGTGTAGCGTCTTATCGTCGAGCAAACCCAGGTAGCAAATTAAAGACAGCCGTCACAACTAAACCATCTAAACTTAAAAAAGGTTCTAAAGCAGCTAAAAGACGTAAGTCTTTTTGTGCACGTATGGGCGGTGTTAAAGGGCCTATGAAAAAACCTAATGGTAAACCAACAAGAAAAGCTTTAGCTTTAAGAAAGTGGAATTGCTAATGAAACTATCAAACAACTTTTCACTAGCAGAGCTAGTTAAATCTCAAACAGCGGTACGTAAAAACATTAAGAATGAACCGGGGACCGCGGAGATAGAAAACCTTATTCACCTAGCGGAGACTGTCCTACAACCAGTGCGTGAGCATTTTGGTAAACCGGTCGTTATATCCTCAGGCTATCGTAGCCCAGAGCTGTGCGAGGCTATCGGGTCTTCGGCTAAGTCACAGCATGCCAAGGGTGAGGCAGCAGACTTCGAGATACCCGGAGTTGACAACAAGGAGCTTGCAACGTGGATTACAAAAAATTGTGAATTTGATCAGTTAATACTAGAGTTCTATGATGGTGTTGATCCCAATTCAGGTTGGGTTCATTGCTCAGCGAAAAGAGAACCAGGAACAGGGCGCAAACAAGTATTGCAAGCAAAGAAAATAGAAGGCCGAACAGCGTACGAACCGATACTTCTTCATTAAAAGTCCAACCATTTTTTAATGTCTTGTTCAACCATAACATCATTTGCAAAATCTACCTTTTCTTTAAGTGCTTTAATTATTTTCTCATCTATAGTCTTTTCTGCGACTAAATCCACGTAAGTAACACTGCCAGTCTGGCCGATACGGTGTGCTCTATCTTCTGACTGTAGTCTTTTTTCTAAGTCATAGTTGTTTGAAAAGTAAATTACCGTGTTAGCTGCTGTAAGAGTGATTCCGTACCCTCCAGTTTGTGGATTTCCGACGAAATAGCGTGTAGGGCCCTTTTTCTCTTGAAATAGAGCAATGTGCTCCTGGCGAAGGGTAGCATCCACCCCACCGTGATATTCGACTGTAGAGGCTTCTCCGTAAGCTTTTTTTAAAGAATCGACTATTTTTTTTATGTCTTCACGGTAAGTTGCCCAAATTATGACCTTGCCGTCCACTTCTTCCAAACAATCATGCAAAGCTTGCAGTCTGTTATTCTTAAGGTGTTTGATAGTACCATCGTCAGCTTTAAATGTACCGCAAGTGATTTGATGTAGTCGCATTAACGTAGTCAATGCAGATTCTGTTGTCATAAGTTTGCCTTCGTGCTGAGCAATTGCTGCACGTTTCATAGTAGCATACAATTCTTGTTGCTCCTTAGTCAGCTCTACAGATCGTTTGGTGTAAACTTTTGCTGGTAGGTCTAAACATTCTTCTTTTGCTACTCGGTATGAAAATTGTTTTAACTTTGTGCTTAGCTCTGGAATGTTTTTATAACCTACAACTAAGTTGATACTCCTACCACTAAATGTACGGCGTACCATAACAGCATGTCTATTTCTAAACGCGTAATAAGAAGAAAAGTTTAAATGATAATCGTCCAGGAATGCACACTGGGTGTACAAATCAAGAGGGGATTTAGTTACGGGAGAGCCAGTTAATATTCTACGGTATTTTGCAAGTTTCCCTAGTGTTAAAATACTTTTTGTACGCTTTGCTGTCGGACTCTTGATCGTCGTAGATTCATCAATCCCTATCAAAGCTCTTCCACCAAATATGCTAAGGAATTTGTCTGCAAAGTCCAGACCTTTCTTAGTAGAAAATGCTTCTACATTCATTATCAATACTTTAAGGTCGTGCTCGCCATCAAATAACGTGTCAAGTTCTAATTGTTTTTTCTTAGTAATTGACGGATCCCAAGACACAACGGTTTTTTCAATGTGGTCTGGCATATGATTAGGAATTTCATTGTCACTCCATATTTTATACACACCTTTAGGTGCAATTATTAATGCACCGCGGATCGCGCCTCTATCATACAAAGCAGAAATGTTGTCAACTAAAACTTTTGATTTTCCTGTACCCATATCCATAAAAAGAGCGTACGATTCTCTTGCCCAACATTTTTGCAAGGCTTTCATTTGATGGTCAAAAGGCTTAGTTTTAAACCTATACTTATCTATCATAATTTATTTTATATTCTTTCTTGACATACATATAATGATACTTATATTCAAAGTCAAGAATTAAAGAAGGAAATAACATGTCAAAGAATTTAACAGTGTATGAGCTGTATGATCGTAGAAGTCTAGCAGACTTTTTAGACTTTAAAGACGTCAATCCAGACGCTCCATTGGTATATGTATTACAACATCCACCAGAATCAATTAATATTTTAGGTGCTGCAGAGTATGGAAACTTAGTTATTTGTTTACCAAAAAACTCACAAATGATTTTTTCTACAGGACCTTTCATTCATAAAATGCAAAAGAACTTAAAGGATTTTGAGCCACATGATTATATATTGTGTACTGGAGATCCTGCTATCATAGGGTTGTCTACAGCAATAGTGTCTGACATCACCAATGGTTGTTTTAATTTTTTAAAGTGGGAGAAAAGAGAAAGACTTTACTATCCTTTAGCTATTGATTTACACAACAAGGAAAGCAAAACATGGACTTAAAACTAGACGATCTAGAACAAGATCAACAAGAACTGATAGAAAAATCAGACATACAAACGCTGGCTAATTTTTGTTTAGAACTGCAAGCATATGAGAATGAGATTGCAGAGATGGAACAAAAAATAAAAGACAGAAAAGAAAAAGCAGACAAGATTTCTTCAGAGATAATACCTAACCTGTTAGCAGAACAGGGTTTGGCGTCTTTGAAATTAGCTGACGGATCAGCAGTCGACGTAAAGAAAACTTATAGTTGTACTATAAAGAAAGACTCGTTGGACGCAGCTTACACATGGCTTCGTGACCAGGGGCTGGGAGACATCATTAAGAACGAAGTCTCTGTAGTCTTTGGTAAAGGAGAAGATACAAGGGCTAACAATTTGTTAGACCTTGCAGTGCAAGAGGGCTATGAGCCGTCTCAAAAGCAGAAGGTAGAACCTATGACTTTGAAAGCACTCTATAGGGAGCGTGTCGAGGCCGGCCTCGACATGCCTTCCGAATTCTTTCACACTTTCGTGAAGGATCAAACCAAAATAGGCCGGAAATCATGAAAAAGGAGAAACTAAACATGAACCAAGTAGCTAAAAAAGAAAGTACTGCAGTCGCGTTGGGCAGTATGTTTGAAGCAGACGCACTAGTTGGAGCTAGCGAAATGGGAGCAGAAGATTTTGCTTTACCATTCTTAAGAGTGCTAGGACAACTTTCACCGGAGATCAATAAGCATGACTCTAAGTATGTGGAAGGCGCAGAAGCAGGTATGATATTTAATACCGTGACGAAAGAGACATATGATGGTGAAGAAGGAATAAAGGTGATGCCGTGCTATTATAAGCGTGAGTATGTAGAATGGTCAGATCGTGGCCAGGGCACAAGTGCTCCAGTACAGATTCATTCAGTGAACAGTGGCATTATTAAAACAGCAAAGAGAGGGGCTGATTATAAAGACAGATTACCTAATGGTAACTATCTTGAAAACACAGCGTCTTACTTTGTTATGGATGAGAAGATGGGAACAGCATTGATCTCTATGAAATCTACACAACTTAAAGTTAGTAGAACATGGAACTCAATGATGAATGGTATCAAACTAGAAGGTAAAAATGGTTTGTTTACACCAGCATCTTACAGTCACTTGTATAGACTGAAAACTGTCCAGCAATCAAACGACAAAGGAACGTGGTTTGGTTGGAGTGTAGAGAAAGATGGTCCTGTACAGGATAAATCTCTTTACGAGGCAGCTAAAAGTTTTGCTATATCGTGTTCTAGCGGAGACGTAAAAGCAAAAGCTAGTGAAGAAGGTTCGAATAAGTCAAACGACGAAGACGTACCGTTTTAATTAGCAACGATAGCAAGGCAACTCCCCCTGCCTTGCTATCATAAAGGAGGAGATATGATAGAGGAGGAAAAAACATGTGTTACATGCGGCGAAACGTTTACAATACATGCAGTTCAACAAAGACAAAAAAAATATTGCGGCTACAAATGTAGTGTTAAACCATATAAAAAAACTGGTAATAAACCAGGACCGAGAAAGAAGAAATGAATAAGTTTAAAGAGATATTCGAAGGTAATAACAATGCCTATGGGCAAATGGTTATACAGCCCGGAGCTATCACAGATAAAGGAAAACAAAAAGCAAAAGCTTTTATTAAACGAGACGCTGTTACAGATAAGTTATGGCAAGATCACCTTAAAGGTATTGAGCCAGCGTTAGGTGTTATACCTATAAACGAACAAAACATGTGTAAGTGGGGTTGCATTGATGTCGATGACTACAAATTAGATTTGAAAAATATAGCGGCCTCTATTAAGTCCCATAAGTTCCCACTGGTCTTATTTAGATCTAAATCTGGCGGCGCACATTTGTTTTTGTTTTGTGATAAGTTTATATCTGCTGCATTGTTGCAGTCTAAATTAATAGCTATGGCTGACGCATTGGGTTTTGGTGGTAGTGAGATATTTCCTAAACAAACAGAATTACTCGCGGAACGTGGAGACGTAGGTAACTTTTTAAATCTACCTTACCACGGCGGTATTAGAGGTATGCGTTATGCTTTGGATGAAAATGGAGAAGCAATAACAGAATCAGATTTTTATATTATGTATGACAAAGTCGTACTAACAGAAACACAAATAGATGAAATAAAAGTAAAGAAAAGTAAAACTATAAAGAAAGAAGTATTTGAGGACGGTCCACCTTGTTTAAACAAGTTAGCTGACGAAGGGTTTGGTGAAGGATCTAGAAACAATGCTTTGTTTAATATCGGTGTGTTTCATAAGCAGGCTACTCCAGACACTTGGCAAGACGCTGTCATGGCAAGCAATCAAAAATATTTTGATCCGCCTTTACCATTTAAAGAAGTTAATGATCTAATAGGATCATTAAACAAAAGAGGTTATGACAAGTACAGGTGTAAAGATCAACCAATCTGTGGCGTATGTAATCCTGCAAAGTGTAGGACTAAAAAGTTCGGTGTAGGCTATGACGAGGAACAAATGGCGCCGTTAAAAGATTTACAGAAGTATTGCTCTGAACCAGCAACGTGGATATTGACTGTTGGTGATAAGAGAGTGCAATTAAAAAGTCAGGAATTGCATAACCCTAATTTATTTGCAGTTGCAGTTATGGAGCAGGCAAACTTAGTGGTACCTATTCTTAAAGGTAAAGACTGGCGAGAGGTATATTTAAAACCTTTGTTTGCTGGAGAGGTTGCAGAGATAGAACCATTAGAATCCTTACAACCTAAAAAAGAATTACGACAGTTATTATTACAATACACAATGAATAGAACTAGAACAACTAAACTAGAAGAGTTAGTTAACGGTAAGTGTTATGTTAGCACGGAAGAAAACCATGCTATGTTCCAAGTTACTTCTTTCTTAAACTTCTTAAAAAAGAATGCGTGGGACATGAACAAAAAAGATACAGGTAAATTATTACAAGAACTAGATCTGTACGAAGAAGAGATTAGACCAAAAGTTTTAACAAAAGACGGCGAGAAAAGACCGCGTTGTATAAAAGTTAAACTCGGTGATTTTGAAGAGGGCGCTGTACAAGTAGAAACAACTTATGATGAGCATCCATTCTAATGAAAACAATCATCTTAGGACCACCGGGAACAGGCAAGACATACGCACTTCTTGAACTGGTAGAAAAGTGTATCCAATCTGGTATTAATACAAGAAACATAGGTTACTTTACATTTACAAAAGATGCTGCCAGCGTTGCTAAGAAGAGAGCAATGGAAAACTTTAATCTAGAAGAAGATGAGTTTCCTTTTTTTAGAACATTGCATTCTTTGGCATACAACAGAGCAGGTCTAAAGAAAGAACGTGTTGTGACTACACCTGACTACAAAGAGTTTGGTGCCAAGAACGGATTGACTATTAAACGTGCTGCGCACAGTAATGCTGATGGTTTATTCGACTCAGACAACGCTTATCTAACGTTAATTAATAAAGCTAGGGTGTCTATGGTCGATGTCATGACGATTTACGACAGAAATGAGCACCTGGTGGACGTAGAGAGGGATGTTTTGTACCTATTAGACCAAGAATACAACAAATTTAAGAAGTCTAAGGGTATGTATGACTACAACGACATGCTTCAAATGTTTGTTGACAAAGAGCTGAGTCCTAAGTTTGACGTGTTGTTTATAGATGAGGCGCAAGACTTAAGTCCGCTGCAATGGGCTATGGTTCGTGCCATGTGGGATAATTCTGACAAGACCTATATTGCAGGTGATGACGACCAAGCAATTTTTAAATGGGCTGGCGCAGACGTAGATCATTTCATTGCATTAAAAAACGAGGTCGACGACGTACAGACTTTAAAGAAATCTTTTAGAGTGCCATCAGGACCAATCTTTGAATTGGCACAAAGCATACGTTCAAGAATTACTAACAAGTATAACAAAGAATACAAACCAAAAGATGGACAGTCGGGAGAGTTGTCTTATCATAGCAGCGTGACCGATGTTGATATGTCAGAAGGTGAGTGGTTAGTGTTAGCATCAGCACATCATTTTTTTGAAGAGGTAGAAGAACACTGTGAAGCAAACGGATGGTATTACAGGAAGTCTAGAGGTAAGAACGCAGCGCCAGTAGAACTGGTGCAAGCGATACAAAGATGGGAGCGTTGGAGAAAAGGAACAGCGTTAGAACCTATCTTAGTAAAAAATATTTATAATTATTTAGGAAACAACGTGACTATGGGTTACAGAAAAGCAAACACGTTAGATAAAGAAAAAACATATACTATTGAAGACTGCATCGCGGAACACGGATTAAAAACAAACGCTGTCTGGTACGAAGCGTTTAACGAACTAGATCATTTTACAGAAACATACATACGTTCTATGTTGGCACGTGGAGAAAATATTTTAGAAGTACCCAGGATTATTTTTAAATCTATACATGCTGCAAAGGGTGGTGAAGCAAAAAACATTTTGTTATTGCCAGACGTAACGCAAGCAAGTGTAGACTCAGCAGAGAATGATCCAGACGAAGCACACAGATTATTTTATGTTGCTGTAACAAGAGCAGAAGAAACACTACACATTGTAGAACCAAAAAGTTATGAAAGGAGTTATGCATATGTCTAATCCATACGATAAACAAGTGGGAGGTAATCATTACAACCATTACGCAATACAACCCGCAGAATTCGTCAATAAAAACAAGTTGTTATTTGCTGAGGGTAATGCTATAAAGTATATTATGAGACATCCTCATAAAGGAAGTGGCAAGCAAGATTTAGAGAAAGCAAAACATTACATCGATATGATAATAGAAAGAGACTATTCTGAATAAGGGATTACAAATACCAATGTCATTTAGTCCGGACACTGAGTGGGTCGTACCACCAATGCCAGATTTAAGTGAGCACACTGAAATTGCAATCGACTTAGAAACTCGTGACCCTAATTTAATTAGTATGGGTTCAGGATCGGTACGCAAGGATGGTGAGGTTGTTGGATTCGCTGTAGCTGTTGAAGGTTGGAAAGGATATTTTCCAATAGGTCATGAAGGCCAAGGCAACATTGATAGAGCTATTGCTATTGATTGGATGCAAGAAGTTTTAAACACACCTGCAACAAAAGTTTTTCACAATGCAATGTATGATGTGTCCTGGTTACGTTCAATGAACTTTACAATCAACGGACGTATTGTTGACACAATGATTGCAGCAAGTTTAGTAAACGAAAATCGTTTTAGTTTTACATTAGATTCTATTTCTAAAGAATACATAGGACTAGGTAAGAATGAAGGTGTACTACAGGAAGCAGCAAAACGCTGGGGCGTTGATCCAAAAGCAGAGATGTGGCGACTACCAGCATTAGTTGTTGGTGAGTATGCAGAACGTGACGCTGAGATAACATTAAAGTTATGGCAAGCGATGAAGCATGAACTAACACAACAAGATTTGTGGGACGTGTTTAATTTAGAAACAGATTTGTTTCCATGTTTAATTGACATGAAGTTTAAAGGTGTGCCAGTTGACCTGGAACGTGCAGATCAAATTAAAAAAGATTTTGTTAAACAAGAAAAAGAATTACTACAACTGATAAACAAAGAAGCAGGTTTTGAAGTTGAGATATGGGCTGCAGCTTCTATTGCGACAGCGTTTGATAGATTAAAATTACCGTACGACAGAACAGATAAAGGTGCACCAAGTTTTACCAAAGGTTTTCTAGCATCACATCCAGAAGACACGTTGGCGCGACGCATTGCAGAAGCAAGAGAGATAAACAAAGCACACACAACATTCATAGATACAATTATTAAACACGAACACAACGGCAGAATACACAGTGATATCAATCAGATACGCTCTGACCAGGGTGGTACAGTGACAGGACGATTTAGTTATTCGAATCCAAATCTACAGCAGATACCAGCACGACACAAAACTATTGGTCCTATGATTCGATCTATCTTTATACCTGAACGTGGTTGTACTTGGGGTTGTTTTGACTACAGTCAACAAGAACCGAGGATCGTGGTTCACTTCTCTAGTCTATTAAAACTAGAAGGATCACATATGATATTAGATCAATACAATAAAGGCGAGGCAGACTTTCACCAGATGATTGCTGACATGGCTGGTATTGATCGTAAACAAGCTAAAACTATTAACTTAGGATTAATGTACGGCATGGGAAAAAATAAACTAATGTCAGAGTTAGGTTTATTAAAAGATGCAGCGGAGGACTTAATAAAAACTTACAACGCTAAAGCGCCTTTCGTTAAAATGTTATCTGAATCTGTGATGCGTAGAGCAGAAGACAGCGGTAAGATTAGAACGATAGGCGGTCGTATTTGTCATTTTGATATGTGGGAGTCAAAAGCTTTTGGTATTAATAAACCATTAAAGTATGACGACGCCATCAGGGAGCACGGACCGGGGATGATTAAACGTGCCTTTACATACAAAGCATTAAATAAATTAATCCAAGGTAGTGCTGCTGACATGACAAAGAAATCTATGTTAGCATTATATAAAGAAGGTTTAATAGGTCATATACAAATACATGATGAGTTAGATTTTTCTATTG